CGCTAGATTGCAAGTCTGGGCATCTCTTTATGATCGTGCTATAGCGTCTATTTCTGCTGCTGACCAGTCAAGTGAGTACAGCGGTCAACCGATGGCAATGTCTTATAACGTGAGGTAAATCATGGCAGAAATGTCGAACTATCTTGAGAACGCGCTGATTAACGCTACTCTCCGTAACACTAGCTACACAAGCCCTGCGACTGTTTACATTGGTCTTTATACATCTGATCCTACTGATGCTGATACTGGCACAGAAGTCTCTGGTGGTTCTTATGCTCGTCAGGCTGTGACTTTTGGCGCTCCTAGTAATGGCGTTAGCACCAATACTGCTGCAATCGAGTTTCCACAGGCTACAGGAACATGGGGAACAGTTGGCTGGATCGGTATCGAGGACGCATCAACTGGTGGTAACTTGCTGTATCACACAGCCCTAGATGCATCTAAGACGATTGCAACTGGTGATATTTTCAAAATTGCAATTGGTAGCCTGAGCGTGACTTTGGCATAAAGGATAAATAATGCCTTTAGTCGTCAAAGATAGGATTAAAGAGACCAGTACGACATCCGGTACGGGTACATTAACGTTAGCTGGCGCTTCTGCTGGCTTTCGGTCATTTGCAGACATTGGCGATGGCAACACCACTTATTACGCTATTGTTGATGCGACTGCTGGCACTTGGGAAGTCGGTATCGGTACGTATACGTCTTCAGGTACTACGCTATCTCGCACTACGATTCTCTCAAATAGCTCAGGCAATACGTCAGCGATTAACTTTGCAGCCAATAGCAAGGAAGTATTCGTAACGTATCCTGCTTCTAAGGCTGTTTATGGCGATGAATCAGATGTAGCCTATGACCTGCATTTTGCGGCTTCTAACGGTATCTTCCTGAGCAACCAGACGATTAATACGACTATGACGTTTCCTACGGGATACGACGGTATTAGTGGCAGAAATACAACTATAGCTAGTGGGGTGACGGTTACTGTGCCTTCTGGCGCAACGTGGACTATTGTCTAAATGTTTGGGATTAGCACTTTTGCTCAGTCTCCGTTTTCGTCATTAGGTGGATCGACGTTATTCGGAGCTGCTAGCATAGATGCAACTGCTACGGTATCTGCTGATGGTATACGGCAAAGGATGGCGGCAGGATCAATTAGCTGTGCTGCTACGGTAGCTGCTAATGGCGGTATCTTAAATTTTGGCGTTGGAACAATATTTTGCAATGCAACAGTAACTGCTGATGGTGTAGCAATATTCAGTGGTGTAGCGGCAGTAAATGCAACTGCTACTGTTAGTGCTAATGCAACAAGAGTACAATTTGGCAATGCTGTAATAAATGGTACAGCAACGGTTACAGCAACAGGTATTAGGATTCAATCTGGTGCTGGATCTATCACTGGTACTGCGACAGTTAGCGCCATTGGTGGTGTTGTTTACGAAGGCAATGCTTCGGTTAATGGGATTGCCACAGTAACTTGTGCTGGTAATGCGATATTCTCAGGCATTGGTTACGTTAATGCTTTGGCAACATTAACTGCGAATGGTCAGATAATTGGTGAGGAGTGGTCGGATTTAACTCCTGATGAAACTAATTGGACTGAGCAATCAGCAGGTAGCAACACATGGACGAATGTAGGAACAGGTAGTGACACATGGACACCAGTTTCTGCCGGGTCAAATACTTGGACGAATGTAAACGCTGGATCAGATAATTGGATGAGGCAATAAGATGCCAATGACATTAAGCGGAGATGGGACGATTACAGGACTAGCGGCTGGTGGTCTGCCTAACGCTACGGTTGTTCAAGCTGATTTGGCTACAGGCGTGGCTGGTAATGGGCCAGCATTTAGTGCTTATTTAGGGTCAAATCAAAGTCCAACAAATGCCACATATACAAAAGTTCAAATAAATACAGAATCTTTTGATACTGCTAGTTGTTTTGATACTTCACTATATAGATTTACTCCTAATGTTGCAGGTTATTATCAAGTGCAAGCGGCTTGCAGAATTTCAAGTACAGCGCCGTCAACTTATGTTTGGGCTATATACAAAAATGGATCAAACATAGCTGAATTAAATGTAGCTACTACGCCAGCTTCTTTTGATAATAGAGTAATTGCAAGTTTAATTTCTATGAACGGAACAACTGACTATTTAGAATTTTATTGTTACTGCTCTGCTGCTTCTGGGCAAACTTTTAATGCTGGCGCGGCTACTACATATTTCCAAGCGTTTTTAGCGAGGGCAGCATGACACTCTACGACAAAATCCTAACCATATACCCTCAACTGCAACAGCAGGATTTTTATACCGTCATTACATTGCAAAACGACTCTGATGGTCGTGGTGATTACATAGCCAAATGGGATCATCCGACACTGCCTCGTCCTACTGAGGATCAATTAAATGCCGCTTAAACTAAATTCATCTGGTGGTGGTAGCGTACTGTTGCAGGAGCCTAGTACGGCTTCTAATCGCACCTTAACGCTGCCAGATGCAAATACTACGGCAGTCGGAACTGACGCTACTCAAACGCTATCAAATAAGACGTTTTCAGGAGCGCAGACATTTGGTACGGCTTCGTTACCAGAGCCTAGTGGATCAGCACCATTGTATGCAGCTAGAGCATGGGTCAACTTTAACGGCACAGGTACGGTAGCTATTCGGGCTAGTGGAAATGTGTCGAGTATTACGGATAACGGTACGGGCGTATACACAGTCAACTTTACGACAGCAATGTCTGATGCAAACTATGCTGTTAGTGCTTGCGTAAGAAATAGCAATAACGGTGATTTTGCAAATGTTTCTTTTGATACAGACATTACAACTGCTGCCACAAAGGTAAATTCCTTTAATTCACTTGGCGTTAGTGTTGATGTGTCATCTTGTTATGTATCTATTTTGCGCTAAAGGACAACCATGAACTCAAGAATTATTTACCCAACAGATGACGGCGGTGTCGCAGTCATAGTTCCAGCCGCTGAGTGTGGCTTAACCATTGAAGAAATTGCTGCTAAAGACGTACCAGCAGGTAAGCCTTACGAGATCGTAGACGTAGCGGATATTCCTTCAGATCGTACATTTCGTGGAGCATGGTCATGGGTCTCGTAATCGACTTAACTAAAGCTAAGAACATTGGTCACGATATGCGTCGTGCTGCTCGTGCTGAGGAATTCAAGCCTTATGACGAGGCTATAGCCAAGCAGATACCTGGTCAAGCCGAGGGTGCTGAGACTGCTCGTCAGGCTATCCGTGAGAAGTACGCAGCTATCCAGACCAGTATTGATGCAGCAGCAACACCTGACGAGATTAAAGCAGCATTGGGGATTTAAATGTCAACATTAAAGACGAACAATGTACAGGTAGGTCAGTCTGTAACGGCTACAAATAACTTTACTATTTACCAGCCTTCTTCTCCTGACGGTACTGTTCGCATTGGTGTTGGTAATAGTGGCGCTACAACAGCAGATGTAGCCTCTATGTCCTCAAGCGGTAACTTTTCGTTTAACTCAGGTTATGGCTCAATAGCTACAGCATATGCTTGTAGAGCTTGGGTTAATTTTAATGGTACTGGAACTGTTGCGATTAGAGCGTCTGCTAATGTGAGTTCTATTACAGACAACGGCACGGGCGATTACACAGTAAACTTTACGACTGCAATGCCTGATGCGAACTACTCTATTACTGCTAAATCAGATTCTACAAACACAAATGCTCCACAAGGTGTGCTGATAAATTATTCAACAGTAAGTAATAATAGGGTAGCGCCGACAACATCTGCTTTCCGTTTAGCCGGTATGGTTTTGGCTACTGGCGCTGCTTTTGATAACCAGCAAATCAATGTTTCTGTTTTCCGCTAAAGGCTAACCATGCAAAAGATTTTATTCGGTGAGTGGTTGCCAGATCAACCCGGCGTAACAGGTGCAGTAACAGACGCAAAGAACTGTTATCCAGTTGCTAACGGATATGCCCCAGTTAAGAGCGAGGCTGATTACTCTGACGCTGCTGGTGCTAATCTAATCATTACCTTTGCTGGTAAGTTTGACAGCGTTAGTACATTGTTTGCAGCTAGTACAACCCAGATTTACAAGTTTGATAGTTCTGATGCTAGCTTAGATGCTGCTACGACTACGGGATACACAGCGGTTGAGGGATGGGATGTTACCCAATTTGGCGCAAAGATGATTCTAGCTAACGGTCAGGATAAGCTGCAAGCATGGACTTTGAATTCATCGACTAATTTTGCTAACCTAGCTGCTGCTGCTCCTACTGCTAAGTATGTAACCGTTGTGCGTGACTTTGTGGTTGCTGCTAATGACGGAACTGATACTAGCAAGGTTTACTGGTCAGACATAAATGACGAGACAGATTGGACACCGGGTTCTGCATCTCAATCTGACACACAGATTCTTCCTGACGGTGGTGACATTACTGGTTTGGCTGGTGGTGAATACGGTCTGATCTTCTTGGAACGTGCTATCTACCGGATGAGCTATACAGGCTCACCTTTCTTCTTCCAGTTTGACGCTATTTCTAGGTCTTTGGGCTGTATTTCTAACGGATCTATCGCTCAGTACGGCAACCTAACGTATTTCCTTGCAGACGATGGCTTTTATGTCTGTGATGGTCAGTCAACAAAGAACATAGGTAGCGAGAAAGTAAATCGCTGGTTCTTTGATAATGCCATTCCGGGTGAGATATTTACTGGAATGAGTGCTACGGTTGATCCAGTTAATAAATTAGTAATATGGAAGTTTAATAATACGTTTGGCGGTAAGAATATGCTGCTGTACGCAATTGATCTTAATAAATGGTCATACGCAGATACGACAGCAACGTCAATTGCCTATGTATTAACGCCTTCAGCTACGTTAGAGCAGGTAGATAATTACAACTCAAGCATTGATGCGCTTGATATTCCTCTGGATTCGCGTGTTTTTGCTGGTGGACAGCTACTATTTGCTGGTGTTAGTGAACAGAAGATTATTACTTTTTCAGGCCAGCCTAAGACTGCGAACATATCAACGGGTGATATTGATGTAGGCAGGTCTACGGTCATGCTAGCAAAGCCTATTGTGGACGGTGGTAGCGGTTCTATAGCTATTGCAAGCCGGGATAATCTTGCTGAACAAGTGGAATTTGGCTCAGATGTAGCTGCTGATGCTGAAAACCGCGTGAGCTTGCGGTCTAACGGTGAGTACCATCGACTAAGGCTAACTCCTACTGGGGCTAACTGGAAAACTGTTGTTGGCTTAGAGTTTGACGTTGTTAAACAGGGTAACCGATGACTCAGTTCCGCACATTACCGCCATTTGGTAGCGATCCTCGTGGTGTTGCTGAGGTCGTTCGTGGGATTATGGACGGCAAGACTAACAATATCGGTCGGATTACGTTAGCCACAGGGAATGTCACGACAACTACCCTTAACGACGAACGTATAGGCTTTGACAGCCTGATATTCTTGGTTCCGGTGTCTGATGCTGCTGAGGCTGATTCTACGCCTTACGGAGCGTTTCAGGATTCCACAGACCAGACTGCTGCTAATACCACCACAGCCTATGCAATCACGTTAAATACTACTGATTACAGCAATGGGATTTATGTTTCTAATAGTTCAAGAATAAATGTCCGAAACTACGGTATTTACAATCTGCAATTTTCTATTCAGTTCAAGAATACGACTAACGATGGTCAAGACGTAGACATATGGTTCCGTAAAAACGGTACAAACATTGCAGCATCTAATAGCCGGTTTCATATACCAGCCAGAAAAAGCGGCGGCGATCCTAGCCATTTAATTGCTGCGCTTAACTTTTTCCTTGAGCTTCAGGCTAATGATTACGTTGAAGTTATGTGGCGGGTTACAGATACAGGCGTTTCTATAGAGCATTTTGATACGAGTACATCTCCTACTCGCCCGGCAGTTCCTAGCGCAATTGTTACCATGAGTTATGTTGCCCCAGCAGCAACTTCCAACGTGTATGTTTCCAGCCAACAACAAGGAAGTGCTACCCTTACGCATTGGTCAAATAATACGGCAGACAAAACCTATGGTTATATTGTGGTGGGCTAATGGAGTTTAGGTACATACCTGTAGATAAACTTAGGGACTGGTGGCCTACAGTACGCCCCGGATTAGATGAAATTAAAGGGTATAGCCCAGAAAACTGGATAGTAGAAGATGTGTACACAGACTGCTTTAACCAAAAAGCAATGCTGTGGGTAGGACTAGAGAATAACCACTTTAAGTGCTTCTTTATCCTGCAACCTATGGGCGAAACAATGCACCTATGGGCTGCTTGGTCGTTAGAAAATAATTATCAAATTGTTGAATCTGGATTAAAATACATAAAAGACATCTGTCGTCAAGGTAAT